TTGGACGGGTGAGTACACCAGAGGCCGCAAGGGCAATGTCAGGACGAGTAGCAGCAGCCAGGGCACCCACGTAAATAATGGTGTCCTGACTCTTAATGATTTGAGTTGGATGTTGGATGGCCATTGAAACAAATGCAAGGGAGCTAAATCAACGGTTCAGGACACTTCCTGCTCCTACAACTCTAAAGTAGCCGTGGATAGGAGTGCCGAGAAACTGTCGATAGTGTTCAGTCATCGCTATGGTTGGGAGCATTTCAAAACGGCCTTCTTGGTTTTCAATCGTCGCCTCAGCAACGTCACCAGCCGTGACTCCCGATAACGCGAGCGGACTGACAAGGCGTCCCTTCATGTAGATGGCACTCTCGTCAGCCCCAATTCGCTGCTCGTATTGAGGATCCCTGCTTTGCTTCAAAACAGCGTAATACGTTGAGCCAGTTGTTGTCTCGACGTAATTGCCCGTAGTTGAATCAACCGCATAGCCGCCAGCCACGCTGAACACCAAAGTGGCATTTGCAAGTGGCGGAGCAGGGTTTGTCATCAAACTACAAAGCCGATCATTGAAGCATTGGAGGCAATTTCGGAGAGACGCTTGAACTCTTGGCCATACAACGTGGCGTCAAGTCCTTCACCGTAAACCTTGCCATCAGTAGCGCCGATCATCGTGCCCATTTGAGCAAGTTGAATGGCAATAATATGAGCGGCAAGGAAACGCGCTGCTCGATCAGTCTGGTTACCGAAAACATCGGAAGACACATCGGCAGTAGCGCTCTCAATGGCCCCGTTCACAATTCCCGAAGGATGGGGGGTGAACTCAGGGAAGCGTTCCAGAAATCCCGAGTAAGTGACAGTCATGCTTTGCCAGTGCGAATAGCTTCAAGGCGACGGTTGATGGCATTGCGAACCCTCACGCGACCTTCCACTTTTTTCCAATCATTCAGCTTTTCTTCATCGTGAAGAAGCTCAATTGCTTGGATGGCTTGACTCAATGGAAGCTGAGAGAGACTCTCGGTTGACTGAGGGATGGTTTCAACTTCCACCCGCTCTTTCATTTCTTCAATTGCGCCAATACTGAGCAAGGCTTTAACCGTAGGATTCGCCTTTGCTACCTCCCATTGTTCATCAGGAATTTCCTGATTAAGGCCAGGAGCAAGACTAATCAACCCTTTGTCGGTGATAATTCCGAAACCAGCCTCACGAGGCGGGTTCTCAAGTTCAGGGCGGTAAGCAATAAGCATTGTTGAAAAAAATTCAGCACGTAAAGCTTAACCGCCCTTTCTTGACTAACTCAAGGAGCCTGCACGTACTTCACAGACTTCGGATAGTACAGAGCGACACCACCCACACGAGCGTGAGCAGGGACGATGAACTCAAGTCCACGCTGTTGAGGCGGGAACAGTTCCAAAGGCTGAGGAATGTGCAGTTGAACCTTCTGAGGATCGCGCTTGTAGACCACCAGACGATTCTTGGCCAGGCTGCTGTTAGCAGCGGCAAGCTGGTTGATGGGCTCCACGTTGCGAATGAAGGGGTTGGTCCGCAAGAAGTACTCAAGGACAGTCACATCGGAGCTGTCAGAGTTGCGGGTGGTGGAGACAGTGTTGTAGTCCTCATAAGGCATGAGGATGGTGTCAGGCTGCTCCTTCATGTTGGAACCACTGATGATGGCGCTAACGCCCTCATTCAGGATTTCCAGCATTTCCTGGGCAGTGATACCAACAGTGGAGAACCACTTGTTAGCGGCGATCACGTCAACAGTTGCATTGTTGAAGAAACCAGCCAGGCTCACAGAGCCTTCGCCGAACATGGCAACACTCTCGACCTTCTCCTCATAGGCACGACGCACTGCAGTGGCGCGACGTTGCTCCAGGGAAAGATTGGCCATCTGAGCTGCACGCAGCTCTTGCACGGTGTAACCAAAGGAACCACCGAAGGAGCGGATGTTGATGCTCTTCTCGGTTTGGCTCACGTCAGCCCGTGGCAGATCATCAGCAGCATCAGAGATGAGCTTGAAGTCACCAGTTGCATCCATGATGCGGTAGGTGAAGGTCTGCGAACCAGGACCGGCCTCAGCAGTTACAGGCAGGATGGTGGGGTATTTGATGTCGGCATATTCGACTTCAAAAACCTGGGGACGGATGTACTCAAGCTGGCGATCAAGGAAGAGGCCAGCATCATCAAGACGAAATTCGCTCATTAGGGCCTCCTATCAAACGTCAGCGGTGAGAGTGAAGTCGGGGCCATTCAGCTCCAACAGTGCAATGCCAGCAGCAGTGGTCTTGGACACCCAGCGGGCACCAGACAAAACAGCAGTCTTGTTAGCAGCAGCAGTAGCGGCGAAGCGACCAGCAAAAGAGCCAGAAGTAACACCAGTGTCAGCGTCGTGATAAACGCGAACAGCGTCGGTCAGATCGACAGCTTCGACGCAGTAAACAGCCACAACACCCTTAGAAAGAATGTTCATGACTTGCTCGTCCTTGACACCAGGACGGGTGTTGGCATCGAGAGCGGTCTCATCCACATAGGTGAGAGCGTTCACGCCAACGACAGTGTCAGTGGTAGCAGCAATGGTCTTGGCAGAGTTGCCAACAGTGCCAGCAGTGTTAACAACAGCCAGACCGCCGAAAGCTTCGACAGCGCCGGTCTCATTGACAAAGGTGGACACGCTGTTGTCAGCAATGTCAGCAAACTGGCCTTCCAGGGCAGCAGTCAGTTCCAGCGCATAGCTGGACTGGACGCCACCTGCAGCACCAGGAGTGGGAGTGAAAGTTACGGCCATGGATTACTTAGCCTCCTTGGAGATGGACAGGGGGGATTTCCAGGCGTTCTGCAGCTTCTCCATGTAGGAAGAAGGAGCGGAAGCAGGGGAAACGATGGAAGCAACAGCGTCACGAAGCTCATCGGTAGAGTCGCTCCGCTTCGCATCGTCGGAGATGGAATCGAAAAGAGCTTGGACGTAATCGTCAGAACGCTCGTCAAGCTCAATGGAGTCGCTACGGGAAGCCTTGATGGCATCAACCATCACTTCACGATCGGACTTGCCAGCGAATGCATACTCAGCATCCAGGGCAATACGAGCCTTGTCCACCAGGGCAACGCGGGAAGCAACCAGGGCATCCACGTCAACGCGCTTGGCTTCTGCCAGCTCAGCCTGCAGAGACTCGACTTGTTCAGTCAAAGCGTCAGCACGGCCCTGCAGAGAATCTTCTTTCTCATGCATGCCGTCTTTCATTTCGGCCATTTTGGCCTTCATGTCTTCGGCTTCTTTCATCAAGCCGTCGTACTTTTTCTTCATGTCCTCGTAGGACATCTTGGCGTCTTCGCGTTCTTTGGTGATCGCCAGAGCAACGCTCTCGCTCACCTCAAACTCGGCGCCGTCAAAAACGACTTTTGCCGTCATAAGGGGAGGCTCCTCAATGGTAATTAGGGAGGGATCGGCAGCATCTTGGCGATCCAAGTGCAGCTTCACTTCTGGGCCTGCACGGCCACGACGAACGATAGCTACGTGGTTTCCAGAAATCGCTTTCTGAATGCCGTCATAGTTCTCGCCGTCGTCGGTGACGCCAGGCGTCGCGTCATAACTGACTCGATAACCAGCGCTCACCTCGCGAACATCACCGCGCATCACTCGGTCAATTACTGACTGGTCTGTAATTGTCATCACCGCACGGACGAATCCGTCGTCATAAACAACTTCAGTGCCAGTAAAACCGACTGAATGCTCCTTAGTGTTCTCACTGTCCAAAAGGACAGGAGGATGCTCCATGGTGATTGCCTTTCCAGCAAATGAAGCAAGGCTTTCGGGAGACGCCACTTCCGACTCAGGGCGGAATTCCTTCCGCACTGAACCGTCAGCATCTGTATAGAGCTGAATGCCAGTACGAGCTATCGAAGCCCACACCCGAAGATAACCTTCAGGAGTGAGTTCGTATTTCTCAATAGGAGAAAAATCGTATCTGCAGGATGTGGTTCCCATACATACACTTTATCAGTGTAGTTTCTATCCTATATTACTTTTTATGCTATTTCGCATAGTTTTTCAATGAGGCCGCATCGGCTCCAGCCTCCTCGGATGTCATACTCTGAAGCCAAGAGTCTGATTGGACAAAGGATTAAAGAAGCTCGATTGAACTGCGGCTTATCTCAACACGACTTGGCTAAAGCTTTGTTTTGCAATCAAGCAACCATTTCGCGAATCGAGAAAGGGAGAATCTCTCCTGACATTGCACAAGTGAGAGTTTTAAGTGGCGTGTTTGGACTCAGCGTGCTGTGGCTTATGGGCTACCCAAGCTTTGTCGTTCACGCCACTTCCAATCAATCCTCGTCGTCGTTATCGTCACCGCGAATGGATGACAGCGCATCTTCAATGCCCTCCATCACGTAAGCCTTGGCCATTGCAACTGCCTCAAACGTGAGAAACTTGCATGGCTCGAACATTTCATCAGGCTTCTCATAGTGACTCAGCACGTATTCGTGCGTCTCTTCCAGACGCCCGTTCTTGAATACATGCTTATGCACGTATTGCCATTCAGAAGTGTTGCGATGTGCGTTTCGTGAAAGGATTTGACACGCCTCAAGAACGCTGATACCTTCTTCTTCTCGCACAATCTGAACTCCGTCCATCATTTTGTCTTGCGGGTTTCAAGCATCTTAAGAGTGCGTTTTGCCCAAGACCGTCCTGCATCACCACCCCACAATTGCCAGGCGATGTAACCAGCATCGTCTTCTCCGCCACTCTTGTTCTTTTCGTGCCTTGAAAAGAACGCCACCATGCGACGCAATGTCGCTTCACTCACCTTCTTTCCATTGGCAAGATTACTGGCGCGTACAACTCCGCTACCAATGCCTTGCTTCCCAGCTTCCTGGCTGGACAGCCCGCCTTTCTTATGCTTCTTGCGCAGCTCAAGGCCGCGACGAGCAGCAGATTGCACTGCTTCAGGAGGGGCGAAGCCTTCAGCGTCGCCCCTCAGTTCTTTTTTCTTTTCTTCTTGCGCAGTTCACGCAAGTAACCCCGACAACGAGCCTCGCCAGGCCCCATCATCTCATCGATGTAACCAGCAACATAATCGTCGCTCTTGCCTTCTTTTGACACGCCAGCTTCACTCAAGGCAATTGCCATGGCTTGCTTAGGATCTTTGACTGGCTCGCCAGAACTACTTTTCAAAGTACCAGCTTCAAATTCGCCCATAACCTTGCGAATTTTCTTCTGACGGCCAGTCATAGCTTAATTCCAGTCACAACTTAATAAATCTTAAGTTACGCAGGCTCGACAAGAAGACAATCAAACGACTTAGACGCCCAGAAGAGTCCAAGGTTATTCGCAGTCTCTTCGTACAACACTCTGAAACCTTGCTCTTTCAGAAACTCAGCCAGCTTCTCCATCGAAAGACGCCCTTTGAAGTCTTCCAGGAACTCTGGCGTTTGCTCCTCAAAGAGGAACGTCCCCATTCCAGAAGTGCCCACGCCATTGTGAAACTCACCGAAAATAGTTTCAATTTGATCCAACTTAGTACATGTGTACAAAGCAGGGAATTCAGCGCCTTCAGCATCAATCTTGATCACATTGGGTGACCAAGTTTCAATGGCTTGATCAAGCGAGATAGACGGAACCACTTCCCCAAGACCAGTCACGCTGCAACCCCCGCCAGAGTTGACGGGATTGTCACTAGCTTCAAAGCGCACTTCGACTTCCTTGTCGCTTCGCGTAACAGCAAGATTGGCCGTTTCAGCGTCTTTGAGGCTTGATACGTTGTATTCAAGCAGCTCGTAATTCTCTTCATTGGGTTCAAAAGAAACCACGAAGTCAGCGTTGTGGCGCATCGCCTTGATCGCAAACGATCCGATGTGACCG